GACGAGAGCAAGTACCAGCAGTTCTACAAGTCTTCGGCATGGCGCAAGTTGTCACGGCGGTTCCTTGAAAGCAATCCGGTATGTGTCCAGTGCTACCAAGATGGGGTGATCCGTAAAGCCGATGTGGTTGATCATGTTATCGAAATCAAAGATGATTGGCCACGTCGCTTAGATGAAAGTAACTTGCAACCATTGTGCTACCGACACCATAACCGAAAAACGGGATTGGTTAGAGAACAGCGGAAACATCAAACTAAATAACCAATGAGTGTCGTGCTGAAAAGGTGCGGCGCTTTTTTAGTATCTGTATTACATACTATAATGGTAAATGTTTATATTAACGTGGTCCACGTGGTCCACGTGGGACAAATGCTGATACAACGGCGTTTCAAAGACATACCTAACGTGGTCCGCACGTGGTCCAACGTGGAACATTAACTGTCGCAACGCGGAACACACCTGTCGCAACGCACTAACTTGGTGCACTAGCTGACTCTTTAACATGACGTGACAGGTCGCAAGTTACGACCCCAGCACACTAACTTGGTAGGCAAACAAAAAGCCGCCCGTTAAGGCGACCAGTCACAGGGCCACTCGAATGACCGTTGCCAGTATAACATATAAAAAGCGCCGCCAATGCTGACGCCGCTACAACTAATGCCCACAAAATTAATTATATCACGTGAAAGCGAGAAAACAATTTGTGAGTTTCAATTTCATACCCACAATTCAAGATTCATATTGAAAGGCGCGGCGCTTTTTAGTAGGGCGGAATTTTCCGCTAAAGTGAATCAGACTGGCTAAGTTTAACTTAGGTAGTAGATCTGCGCAATACTGCGCTGAACTTTAAGCCGAGCTAACCAAACCGCATTTTGCGTCTACGTTGTCCCCAATTTTGGGGACATCTTTCAGCCAAGTTATTGAGCGGAATTTTCCGCCGAGTGAACAATCCAAGTTGGCGGCCTAATTTTCGGCCACGAAACTAATTCAAGTTGGACAGCAAAGATGTTTCCCCACAAGTGGAGAATACTGCCCCGAATTTTAGGGTGAGTTAGTGAGTAGATATTTTCGACTTGCAATTAAATTTGGCGGCGCAATTTTGAGCCACGAAACTAATTCAAGCATGACAGCCCAGAAACGTTGATATGGGGGGCTATGGCCGGCCCGAAAGGAGCGAGCACACACTTTTGCGTTTATAAAAATCCCTTTTGAACTTTGATTTTTTGCTGATTTTGCCGGATTGTGAAATATCCCTACTAATAATGCGAAATTTAAACAAATAAACAGTTAGGGGGTAAAGTGTCAATATATACATGTTATTATTTGCACTTTTTAGAAATATGTGCGATAATATAGGTATAATAAACGAATTCTAGATATATGTATCAATTAGCCGCTATGGGTCTAACCCGTGGGGGCTTTTTGGTACGTAAATTTAAGTGAAAGGAGTGCTCCGAATGAGCCAAAAAGTAAAAGCCTTAGCTAGTATGAAGAAACATTTAACCAATGATGAGCGTGATCAACGCAAGGACGCTGAAAAAGCGTTATTTGATTATCCGGTGCTTGATTTAACCCCGCCAGATTGGTTACATGATCGGGCCTTGACTGAATGGCAACGGGTAGCGCCTTATTTAAAGGCCAATACCCCAATTAGTGAACTTGACCGGGCCATGTTAGCCAGTTATTGCCGTGCTTATGCAACGGTACAGACTTGTGAGAATGATATTCGTAAGAACGGTCTGGTACAGACTAATCAAGAGACTGGTGTACGTAAGCCGAACCCTTACGTGGCCTTGCAGTCACAAGCGATGAAAGATTTAAAAGCCTTAGCTAATGATTTAGGTATGTCGTTATCTAGCCGGGCCCGCATGGAATTAAACAAGCAAAAAGGTGAAACACCCGAAGATACTTTCGAGGCGATGTTGTCATGATTGAATATGTTGACCAAGTGCTATCGGGTCAAGTATTGGCTGGTCAAAAAATCAAATGGGCGTGTGAGCGATTTAAACGCGATTTAAGCCGTTCTAAGGACGACAGCTTCCCGTTCTACTACGACGAAGACAAAGCGGCACAGGCGGTCAAATTTATCGAATTAATGCCTAAGACTGACGGTAGCCAACTCACCATGCAACCATTTCAAAAATGGATTATTAGTGAGCTGTATGGCTGGCGTGAAAAAACTACTGGTAACCGCCGTTATGATCGTGCGTTTATTAGTATGGCTAGAAAAAATGGTAAAACCTATCTGGCTTCTGGCATGGCCGCTAATGGCCTTTTAAGAGAACGTCAGCCCGCCCGCAACCGACAAGTATTATTCGTTAGCAACGCCCTTAAACAAGCTAAATTAGGCTACGACATGCTTTCAAGTGGGCTACGGCAAGTCCGCAAGCAATCGAAGTACATGCGGCAACGGATTAAGGTGCAGAAACAAGCCATTACTGACTTAGAAACTGATTCACAAGCCTTGGCCCTTGCCAGTGATACCAGTACGCTTGATGGTTATGCTGGTACTACCGTTATTTTAGATGAATGGCACGAAGCTAAAGACCGCAAAGTGTACAACGTTTTGAAGTCCGGTCAAGCACAAGAAGATAACTCCCTGCTGGCGGTAATTTCCACCTCGGGCCTTAACCTTAATGTCCCAATGCACGCCGAGTATGACATGCTGACGGACGTTTTAAAGGGGAAAACCGAAGCTGACCGTTACTTTGTAGCAATTTGGGAACTAGACGACCGCGAAGAAGTTTACGATCAAGCCAATTGGATCAAGGCAAACCCGTTGTTCAGTGAACCACACGTTAAGCAACGCATGACAGAAAAGATTAAGGCCGACGTGGACCTTGCCATTAAACAAAATAATCTCATTCCAATACTGGTTAAGAACTTCAATATGTGGTTGCAAGCCAGTGAAGACAGCTACATTTCAGCAGACGACTGGGCCGCTGGTAAATTGGCAAAGGTGCCCGACTTACATAATCGTGACGCCTATATTGGCATTGATTTATCCAAAAGCAATGACTTAACCGCGGTTAGTTGGCTCGTGCCAATTGGAAACGGTCAGTTTTATTGTGACAGTCATTCGTTTGTGGGTACTAAATACGGCCTTGATTCTAAGATTAAACGTGATGGCATTGATTACCGGTCAATGGAACGGGCAGGTGAGTGTAGTATTACTCGCCTTGATAGTGGTGTGATTGATTATGATGAGCTATTCGACTACGTGCAAAATCTGGTTGGAAAATACAACTGGAAAGTGAAAGCAATCGCTTATGACCCGTATAACGCGCAAACGTTAATTACAAAATTCGAGAAATTAAGTTACCCACTGTTTGAAGTACGACAAGGCACTAAAACTTTGAATATTCCAACTCGTAATTTCCGCGATCAGCTTTACGATGACAAGATTAAACATAACGGCAACAAAATTCTCGCTTATGCGGTCAATAATGCCATCTTGAAAGTGCTAAACAATGGCTGGCAACTGGACAAAGCCCGTAATAGTAACCGGATTGACCCGATTGCGGCGTTAATTAACGCGTTTGTAGCGGGTATGGACTATTACCAAGAAAGTGAGGCGCAACAACATGCAGAAGATTACTACAAAACAGCGACTGCGGCAGATCTGTTCTAACTATTTTCAAACGATCTTGTTGGTGCTTGGCTTAATCTGCTTAGTGATTGGTTTTGGCTGCTGGATCAGTTGGCAAGCGGGGTTAATATTGGCTGGTATAGCCATGATTCTGCTGGCCTTACTAATTAATTATGAAAAGCAAAGAGGTGATTAAATGAGTTTTTTTGTTAAAAGCAATACCACCAGTGGCACGCATGATCCGGTGGCCGACGCCTTGGTTAGTTTATCAAGTAACGACCCGTATACGTTTGTGAGTGCGGCGGTGTTGCGTAATAGTGACATTTACGCGGCGATTAATATTATTGCAAGCGATATTGCCAGCAATCCGATTATGTGCGACACAGCAATCTTTAATACAATGATTAATCAGACACCCAATAGTCAGATGGACGGGTACCATTTCAAGTATGCGTTGGCGGCTAACCTGTTACTCAATGGCAATAGTTTTGCTGAAATTTTGCCTAATCATACGTTGAAATTGATTGCCAATAACCAATTGATGGTTGAGCAAGATGACGTCAGTGGGGCGTTGACCTACACCTATACCCCGATTGGCGGTAACAGTCGTCAGATTGCGCCTAACAACATTTTACATTTTAAATATTTCACCAAAGACGGCGTGTCGGGGATTAGTCCCTTATATGCCCTCAAAGATGAACGCCAGATTCAGTCGGCCGGCAATAAATTGCTAACCGGCTTTTTTACTGCTGGTGTGCACGGCACCACGATTATTAAAGTCCATCAATCTGATCTAGGGCCGGAAGCTAAGGACAATATTCGTACACAGTTTGATGAAGCCAATACGGGTGACAATGCAATCAATACGATTGTGACTGACGACACCATGGATATTAGCAACTTATCCTTAAATACCGATGTGTTAAAGCTGGTCAACTCGAATGACTGGACGACCCGACAAATTGCTAAGGCTTTTGGCTTACCACCGGAGCGCTTAGGGGTTGAAAACGATCATTCTAACCAAGAGCAAAGTGGTGTGCAATACCTGCAAGGCACGTTACAACATTACTTTGATAGCTTTACCAGCGAGCTGTCGTTCAAACTTGGCCATGACTTTACGTTTAATACGGACAAGCTATTGAGCCTTGATCCGCAAACGCAACAAGCCCAAGCCGTGGCCGGTTATACGGGCGGCGTTATGAGCCGTAACGAAGCTCGGGCCAAGATTGGCTTGCCACCAACTGACGATGGCAATATTTTCTTAAACTTACAAAAGAATGGAGTGACTAATTCATGAAACAAGACCGACGGTTAACGATTGACGCCGAATTGCGAGCACAAACGCCGCAGTCAGAAACACCCGAAGACGGGCCAGCTGAAAATTCAGCAGACCCGCAACCTAAAGATTCCCAAACAAGCAAGGGTAAAACAATTAGTGGTTATGCAATTGTATGGAACTCACCAAGTAAAGACTTAGGCGGTTTCACCGAGATTGTTACCCCTAAGGCCCTTGATGGTGTCGATTTATCAAACGTTCTTATGCTTAATAACCACGACTATACCCAAGTGTTAGCCAGTGCCAAGGCGGGCACATTAACGTTAGAAACGGACGACAAGGGGCTACATTTCACCGCACAGTTGCCGAATACGTCGTTTGCTAATGACGTCTACGAAGAAGTTCAAAGTGGGAACGTTGATTCCTGCTCATTTGGCTTTGATAGTGACGACGACACCGACGAATGGACTAAAGATGATAATGGCAATATCACGCGCACCATTAATCAAGTTAAGAGCTTGTTCGATGTGTCGGTGGTAGCTGTTCCCGCTTATGACGATACAAATGTGCAAGTTGATACCCGTAGCTACGAAAAATTTATTAACCAAGAAAAGGAGCCTGACAACATGGCAAAACAAACAATTATTGATCCTAACAACAATGAAAACAAGACCGGTATTCCGGCCTTTGAACAATATGTGCGGACACACGGGGAAACACGGGACGGTTTAAATACTGACGGTGCCAGTGCGGTTATTCCTAAGGAACTGATTACCCCCGTCTTCCAATTAAAGCAATCTAAGTACAACCTTGCCCAATATGCAACGGTTAAGCAAGTTTCTAGTGGTTCCGGGACTTATCCAATTGCCACTAGTCAACAATCTGCGGTACTGGCTACTAAGGACGAACTAGCGGACATTGCCGACGTCGATGCTAATATGTTTACCGAGGTTCCGTTTGATGTGAAAACCCGGGCGGGTAAGATTGCCTTATCTAACGAAGTAGTAGAAGACGCCGAAGTTGATATTGTCAGCGAAGTTAAAACACAATTACAACAATTGGTTGATAACACAGACAACACGCAGATTATGAGCTTGTTAACGGGTAGCGACTTTACTACAGCAACGGCCGCAAATATTGATGATCTTAAAAAGATTTTCAATGTGACGTTAGACCCCGCTTTAAGCAAAATGTGGTTAGTGAACCAGTCCGGGTTCAATTATCTTGATAATTTGAAAGATTCCGAGGAACGTTACCTATTACAACCGAACCCAACGGCGCCAAGTGGCTTCACATTGTTAGGGGCGCCAGTCGTCATGATTAGTGACAAGTTACTGGCCAACAACACTGACGGGACGTTCCCAATGATTGCGGGGGACTTATCACAAGCCGTGGCTGTTTTCCGGCGTAACCAAGTAACCGCCCAATGGGACAAGTTCGACCAGTTCAGCCAAGGGCTTTCCATCATTGTGCGGAACGATTATGAAGTGATTGATAATACCGCCGTAATTAACGTGGCGTTAGGAACCGAAACTGCAACTACAACTACGACTACAGCGGCTACAACTACGACTACAACGGCAGCCTAGTTTATAACTGCAAGGAGGGCTGCTAATGTCTGAAACAACAGAAACAACCACTACAACGACTGTAGCGACTACCAGCGGCGTGACCGTTGATGATATTAAACTAAGCCTAAGGATTGATGTAACCGAAGATGACGCAATGATCCAAAGCTATTTAGACGCCGCCAAGGACTACGTACAGACGGCCGTTAGCAAGAATGAAGATTTGACTATCTACAAACAGTACGATTTTGCGGTGTCCTTGCTTACACAATTCTGGTATCAAAACCGGGTAACCGATATGACAAAAACACCATATCAAGTTGTCAGCATGATTCAACAATTGCGCGGTTTAGTAACCGGGTAAGTTTTAAAGTGAATATGATTCATTTAAAACAAATATAGGTGAAAACATTTGTTTTAAGTGCTATAATATAAGTGCCGGTATTAGCTGGAACGGGGTGTAATAGCCCCGTTTTTTTATACATATGTCTGGAACCAGAAAGTGTGATTCCAATGCGCCAAGATGTTAAGAAGATTTGTAATTTATTAAAGCAATACGCCAAACTAAAACGTGACTTGACGGCTTTTAATCAAGTTTCTAGTCCCTCGTTCGATGGAGTATCAAGCCATAGCAGCCGAAACGGCACTGAAACCTGTCTGATAAACCATGTTGATTTGGCTTACCAGTTAAAAGAAGTCGATGATGCTCTCAATGCAATTGATGATCCACAATATCAATTTATCTTACATGATTATATTATTGAGAAACGTTTCAACCGCAACGAAGCCTGTAATCAATTATCGGTTAGTGTCAGCAAGTTTAACTACTTAAAGAACCGGGCACTTGAAGTGTTTAAATTAAACTATCTTCGAACTCTGTGATATACTGAACACGGTTAACATATTCGGAAGTTTTAAGTATCATTAAACTTGCTATCTATAATTTTCTTAGATGTTAATTCGGCTGGTTACTTTGATTTAGTTTCTAGGAGGAATATAAGTATATGCAAAGTGGTACTGTGAAATGGTTTAACGCGGATAAGGGCTTTGGATTTATCACCGGTTCGGATAATAAAGATGTATTCGTTCATTTCTCATCAATCCAAACAGATGGGTTTAAAAGCCTTGATGAAGGTCAAAAGGTAAGCTATGAAGTTGAACAAGGGGATCGTGGCCCTCAAGCAACGAATGTTGTTCCACAATAATTTATTTTGATACTGATGAAACTGCTTTGTAATAAGGCAGTTTTTTTATTTTATGGCACTGAAACATACGGGAAAGCAATGTGAAATATGGACTTTACAGATGTTTATGGCATTAAGCATGAAAACTGTACGTTGATTACACCAACTGAAGAATATCGTCGGATAATCATATTTATGGATTCAGTTGGGCGTCGATTTGTTGCGATTAGTCCTAATCCTGAACCGACTAAGTATGGTTCTGCAAAAAGTCATTGGAAGCAAGGAAAGCCGAATGACGCACCCAAAGAATATTTTCATATCGACAAAAAAAACTGCTAACCAATATGGTTAACAGTCACTGCCCCGCGCAAGTATTAAGTCACTGGAAACAGTGGCTTTTTTTGTTATATTTTTGGCTGTCCTTTTGGCTGACTTTTAGTGAAAAGAGATGACAACCAATGACAAACTAGAGTAATAAAAAAGCTGTAATCACGGTGTTTTTGACAACCAATGATAACAGCTGATAACGAATATTGGGTATACTGGGCTCGAACCAGTAAATTACGGATTCAGAGTCCGCTGCCTTACCAATTTGGCGAATACCCAATAACAACTATTCAATATTAACTGTCTACGCCGGTGATGTCAAGCATCTGGCTAATTTTACGATTAGTTCTTATCAGGCATTATTGCGACACGGCGTCCTAATTCAGATTACTAATGGATACCAGTCCGAGTCGGGACAGCTTGCTTTTCGGATTGAAAACTTGCAGACTGTAAAAAAGGAAGTCTTTAAGGTAGGAGGAGTTATTTTGACAGTTAAAGAGTTAACCCAATTATTCAATCATTTGCGTCAGCAGTTGATTATGTGGGCGGTTACTGCAGTCGGTTTAGCGGTGATGCGTAGTTTTGTTTTACCGACTTTACTGACTTTCGTTTTTTGGTGTAGCGTGATTTACTGTTTAGGCTTATTTATCGCCCTCGTAGTCGTGACGATACTGCGTTTACGCCATAAATGATAATTGACATCGACCTTATAATTCGGTAAGATGATAAGTGAATTTGTGCCCGCTGGTCAAATTGGTTAAGACGTCGCCCTCTCAAGGCGGAGTTACGGGTTCGATCCCCGTGCGGGTGATAAATGGTATTTTCGGTACAAATAAAGGAGCGTTGAAATGGCAATAAAAAGCCGTTTCAACGCTTTTTATAGTTCTAAATAAAGGCTAAATAAATACAATATGCGATTTGCTGGTTTAGAAAAAATGGTGGAAGTGCTAACCTTTATTGATGTATTAAGGTTTTAAACTGAACATGCTAATAAGTTAGCTGGTTGAAAAAGGTCGAAAGCTGATGTCATTAGTAACCTAAGCGTGTGGTGTTGGAAATTAAAGAACTTGTTGAGAGATTTAGCGGGTGGACTTTTTTACACAATCAACACGCAATATATACAGTGTTAATTTGAATAACACGTTATAATATAGCCATGTCAGGTATGTCTGACTAAAAAAGTCAGCAATGCCAATAAGTTTTATTCTGGTTATCAAGCAAGAATTTTATGAATGGCTGATTCTTTGAGGATGGGAAATATGGAGTTGGGTTATCGGATACTTGTTTACCATGTTAATTCATCAAGGCAGATTACCACCACTGTGCAGTCGTTTGTAAGTGGTTATAATAGATTATATGTGTCAGAAGAAGATGGGTATTGGGCTGGCGCTGGAATGTACTTTTGGGACAACGTTGGTAACGTTGTCTATTGGCAGCGAGATCGTGAAAATAAGGGAATAGAGACTGCGGTGCTTAGTGCAACGCTATTATTGTCTGAAGATAATGTGTTAGACCTAACGGATGATAATATTGTAAAATTATATAAAAAATTATGGCCAATCGTTGCCAAAAAGTATCGTGTGAGTGAAAAATGTAGCCCAGGGAAAAAATCAACTTTATATGTAGAACGTTGCCAAGTATTAAGGTCGTAAAATTGATTGGGTATTATCCAATGAAACGTGAGGAGCGTTTCTTGATGGAAAAACAAAATTTCCCACATATAACAACTGCTGCAAAAATTATTTATTGCGTTAAAAATTCGGATAGGCTGTTAAATGTAAAAGTAGCTGTGACTGATTAGAGCGAGGTGATAAACATGAGGACTGCTGATTTTGAGCATAATTTACTCAAAGCCCTAGATGGTTTAACTGAAAATGATATTCAAAAGATTCGGGAAGAAGTCGGCGTTGATAAGGATTACGAAATTGATATTGAAGGACATACGCATATAGTAAACAGGCCAAAGGATGTTGCCGTAATTGACGACGCTGATAAAGGTGAAATACCCAAATACGGCTAA